CAGTTACAACTGCTGACGCTACTGTGTCGGTTGTCTTTGACAACATGCCATTTACAACACCTGGCAAGACCAAAAAGTATGTGTTGGTAACGATCAACTTTGATCAGGCTACGATTCAGCCTCATGGCGCAGCAATCGATCAGTACGCTGGAACGGTGCAATGCGGCATTTTTACGCCAAGGAACAGGGGCAGTGCTGCAGCGGCTGCGATAGCAGAGTCAGTTATTGATGGTTTGACGTCAGTAAATGCTGCTGGGTATGTTGACACGTATTCTGTTGTGCCGCGTGTGGGGCAGATTACTGGACCTACGGCTGTAACCGATGAAGGAACAAGCCATTTTGTCAGTGTTGTTCGCTGTACGTTTACTGCGGTGTGATGGCAAAACCAATTACGCAATTAACAGAAGATATTAAAAAGCTCCTTGAAGATGGACGTGCAGCTGCTGGCCCAGAGATTGTTGAAAGCCTTCAGCGTGAAGGCCCTTGGTGGACTGGTAATTTCGGAAGATTGTGGGAGTTGGGTTTGCAACCAATCAAGCCGATTGTAAAAAATGATCGAGACATTGACGATCCTGAAAAAAAGCCGACCAGTTTTTTAAAATTGCCGCCCTTAAGGGCAAAAATTAACGAAGCTTTGTATGTTGGCAACCTAGCTTGGTATGCAGGCTATGCCGTAAACGAAGATGCAATAGACGGCGAAACTTATGGTGAAACCAGACCACCTCAGCGAAGAACTGCAAGCTCAGTTGACTGGTACAAGGTTTACACTCAGTCTGGCGGTTTGTTTGCGGATTTAGATAGAGCATTTAGAGCAACTCGCTTGGGATAAGCTATATTGTCATAGTTGACTTGGATTTATGGCTGACGAACGCGCAATCGACAAGCTGTGTCAGGCATTTAGCGTTGAAGAGCGCAGCAGCTATGCCATCAAAAAAAACGATGAGCTTATTCTCAAGCTGTATTGGAAGCCTTTGACCATTGCTGATCGGGACTCGATCAACAAAACCATGAAAGCCCTGAATTTGGGACGGTCAGAGGACAACTTGGATTTTGCGATTCAGATGGTGATCCGCAAGGCGGAAGACGAGGCAGGCAACCGGCTTTTTGCGGACGGTGACCGTGCCAAAATTCAGAACCGCCTGCCAATGAGTATTGTTCTTGACATTATGAGCAAGATGCAGGGGATGGAAGAGGTGGAAGAATCAGACGATCTTAAAAGCGAAGCTTGAACAGGACAACTACCTGTTCCTACAGTTTTTCATCGCTGAAAAGCTTGGTATGACGCTGGGTCAGCTCCGGGCAACTATGTCGTCTGAGGAGCTGCTTGGCTGGAGCGCATACTGTACGTTGAAGTCTGAGCGAGAGGAGAAGGAGATGGAAAAAGCCCGTCAGCAGGCCCAGTACCGCAAGGTGCGCTAGTCTAAGGGCAATGTCTTCGGGTTCGTCGTGGCTGCTGAGTACGAAGTCAATATCAAACTTAATACTAAAAAAATTAAAGATGAATTAAAAGAAATAGAAACTAGTATAGCCAAAATAGGAAAGTTTGAAAAACAATCTGTTAATACAACTGATCGTCGCACTGCAGCGATGGTAAAATTGCGTAGTGTTGGCGATGGTGTCAGAAAACTAGAAGAAAAAGGTCTTAATGTTAGCAAGGCTCGCCTGCAGGTAACCAAGGCATCTCAAGCTATTGACAAAGGGCTTTTTAAAACAGCTGACGAACGCCTTAAAGTAGCTAATAAAGAAATAAAGGCTCAAAAGAGAATTACTAAAGAGTTAAAAGAACAACAAAGCATACAGCAAAAAACAACAGGAGGGTCTGGAACAGGGCAAAGAACAACTGGAATGGGTCGAAGATCAAGTCGTCTTGAGCAAGTTGGCCTTGGCGTTGGTTTTCCGTTGTTATTTGGCGGTGGTGCGGGGTCAGTGCTTGGCGGTGGTTTAGGCGGCCTTACAGGGTCTTTTGGAGCGCAGATTGCGTTTAGCGCTATTGGCCAGCAGATAGATCAGTTTATTAATGGTGTTTTTGAAACAGGAAAAGCATTTGGATCTCTTGGAGAAACGCTTGATTTGATGCGTGAACGTTCTTTATTTACAAGTAAAGACTCAGAAGAGTTAGCTCGTCAGCTTGAAAATCTTGGTGATGTTGAAGCTCTCGCCGAACTTGCAACAATAGAACTTGCATCAAAAATTGGCTCTGAAGGAATAGAAGCTTTTCAAGACTTAGAAACTGAAATAGACGAATTTGACCGTTTAGTGCAAAATCTTATGTTATCGCTTCAAGCGTTTCTTGCGGGGCCTTTAGCTAACTTTTTAGACGTGCTGAATGCAACTTTAGGAAAGCAAGTTACTAAGGGTACTATCGACCGATTAGCGGGTAGTTTGTCAAATCCTGAAGACCAAGAAAGATTTAGACGTGCTGCCAAAGCACAAATTGGTACTGAAATTGAAATAGGAGGGCGCCTTGGAGGGCTGGGGTTGGGACTTGGAGGCTTTCCACAAAGCAGAGAAGTTTTAAAAGCGGCTCCATTAGATCTTCTTTCTGATCTTGCAAGACAAGTAGGCGAAGGGCAATTTGGCCCATCCTCTTTGACTAGCAGAAAAGTTAAAATTACTAAACAGGATAGAGACACGATTAAGCCACCTAAGCCACCTAGAGATAGGGAAGCGGAGCGCGCAAAGCGGTTGATGGAACGAAGCCGTGAGCGAATTCAACTGCTTGGATTAGAAGCCAAGAAGATTGGTGAAATTACAGTATTTAAAGATAAAATTGCTCAGGCCGAGCGTGACGGAGACAAGCAGCTTGTAATCCGACTAAACACAGAAAGAAAGCTTGCTGAAATTGCTTCAAAGGAAGACAAGTTAATTACAAAACTTGTGCAAACAGATTTACCTGCTGAGCAAAAGTTTAGAGAGCAAATTGCAATTCAAACTCAAAGCACAGCACAGGCAAATGAGGCAATTGCCGAGGGCCAACGTCAATTAGCTGATTTTCAGCAAAAAGAAGATCAGCGTCGAGCGCAAGCAATGCAAAAATATATTGAACAACAATATGAATTAAATACTGCAGTGCAGCAACAACTTGCTTTAGCTGATGGTATTTCAAATGTTATGGGTCAAGGGATGACTCAGGCTTTTGATGCTCTTATTGATGGAGCTGAAAACTGGGGTCGCGCTCTTCAGGATATTGCAGCTAATGTTTTGCGCGACATCGCAAGACAACTAATTCAAATATATGTAATTGAGCAGGCTGTAGGTTTTATGAAAAATTTCTTGACTCCATTTTCCCCGTCAACACCACTTGGTGCTGGTGGCGGTCAAATAGGAAGATTCGGCACGCTTGGACCAAATTATGGAATTCCTCAGTTCGCAAATGGAGGAAACCCTCCTGTTGGCCGACCGTCAATTGTTGGTGAACGTGGTCCTGAGTTGTTTATCCCGGGCGCCAAAGGTACTATCGTTCCAAACCATGCGATGGGCGGCGCTAACGTTACTGTGAACGTCGATGCTTCTGGAACGCAGGCACAAGGCAATCAGCCGAATGCCAAGCTATTGGGACAGGCGATTGGTGCAGCCGTACAGGCTGAACTGATCAAACAAAAACGACCTGGAGGACTACTTGCAGTCTGATGCCTACCTTCCCTTCTATTCAACCGACCTACAACACGGTCAAGAGCAGCCAGCCTGCAGTGCGAAATGTCCAGTTTGGTTCGGGCTATTCACAACGTGCCACCTTTGGGATTAATAATAATCCGAAGCAGTACCAGTTGACGTTTAATGTGTCAGAGACTGATGCTGACACCATCGAAACATTTCTCGACGCTAGAGCTGGTGTAGAGCATTTTGATTTTACACCGCCGAACGAGTCTGCTAGCGCTAAGTTTATTTGCCAGCAGTGGAGCAAGACTATTTTGTTTACCAACCGTGCTGAGATTAAGGCAACATTTGTGCAGGTGTTTGAGCCATGAGTTATCCGTTTTGGACTGGCAACCAAGCTTACAATGTTGGCGATATTGTCAACAGCAATCCACCTGCTGCGAATGGGGCGTTTGTCTTTCGATGTAAGGTCGCTGGAACGTCTGCTCCAAACAAACAGGACGATGCCACTGACGAAATCAATGTAAATCAACCAAATTTTCCATTAGTATTATTTGAGACCGTTGTTGACAACACTGTCA